CCCCGTTTAAGAACTTATCTGGGATTGGGCCACTTACGCGTGCATCTGCGTAAGTATAGGCCCAACCCCAAAAGTTCCCCGAAAGCAAACCCTACCGGTCATACCGACGGATAGGATTCACTAACTGGATGGCCCACCAAAGGCCTTTCCAGGGAGCCACATAGATGTGGCTCCACTGACACCTGTGAAGGTGACAGTCGCTCTCGTCTTTCGACGAAAAGTGTAATCTACTCCGTACCTAGGGGACGAAGCTGTCCCCGAGAGTAGACTGTACATGTCGGCAATTGCTTGCCGGGAGCTATCAGCGTGTCTTCTCTTATCAGAAATAGGCACGTGACGGAGCGCTTTACAATACCAAATCTGTTCCTTTCGGTGAAAGAAACAGTTAGGTGAAGTAAGGTGCTCCCCTCCTAACGAATCAATGCCAGAGTCGGGATTCCCTTTAAAAGGTCTCCAGAATCTGAATTGTTCCGGGATCGCACCTAGTACGGTGCTGGTTCCGGAGAAGAAATCAATAGTAAATTGATTTCGTTTCGTTAGGTTGAGCCACTTGAAACATGCCTCGAGTGAATCAAGAGCATGATCAAGCGTGTACGGACGAACGTCCACACCGCCGAACCAGTCAGAACCGCACGACTCTCTAAAAGGACCAGATAAAAAGGTCTTATCCGCATTCGGGGAAAAACCAATCGCTTTTAACAGCGAAAGGACTCCCTTAGCATGCAAGCCTCTTACGATTATGTCATCCCCGTAGACAGAAAAATCTGTTCCGGGTTTTCCACAACCTGAGGCATGACAGCATGCAGCGAATATTAGAGATTCAAGCGGGAAACAGAAGCCATTCCCCATCGAGCAAAACTTAGAGTAAACATAACGTTTACCGTTAAGTTCATACTCGGTTGAACGGATTGAATTCAAAAAATCGAACCAATCCGGGGGTAACAGACTCCGCGCCAAACCAATACTGATACTATCGGATGCACTCGATAGGTCGATAGTGGAATACGCATTGTCTGTCGAGCCATCAATTGAACCCTCACGGGCCAATCTTTGGTTCAAACTCTGGTCGCTGAGATCGATTCCGATACGGCGTAATGCATTTCGCATCACGACGTCGGTCCCTTTCTGCAGGTAACCATTGAGTAATGGCTCAACTGCAATAGCACGATGTGTGCTTGCAGTTTTCGGCACGAATGATATTTTGTTATTTGCAACCACATGGGTTTTCGCCTTAAACGCTCGATAAGAAGCGTCATCGTCGCGGCAAAAGATGCTCCCTCGCCTCTCAGAAAAAAGTTCTCTGAGTTGAGGGTTCCTCATCATTGCCCAGTACCCATAGGTGTACGCGCCAGGGGTTACGGTCCACTTTTCACTCAAAATTTTTCTTGAGAGATGTGTGGCATTGCCGTGTACCCCCAGAGAGGCGCCAGACCCAAAAGCACCACTGTCAAGAATCTTACTGATATTTGGAGAATCACCGATTACATATCGAATGAAGCTCCTCATAGCAGACAAAGATCCCTGAATAGGACTACGATAGTTATCGTATAAGACAAACTTTCGATTGAGCAAAAAACACTTGCGCTCAGCCGTCATGAATGTCTTTATAGCCTTAGACTCCGGGTCAGTTTGAACGACCTTAGGATTCCAAGGATATTTCCTAATCAACAGTGCAAACTGATTCGCCGCAAAATGCGTAGCGGCGTCGGCATACTTCTGCTCCGACAAAGAATCAGCGAATCGCAGGGCTAAGTCATATCTCTTCGAACGAAAAAAGTTCTTGAGAATATGAGTGAAGTCATGCTTTTCATGGTTCTGAAATAACTCGTACATCGTCTTCTCATATAAATGAAAAGATTCGGTACGAAGCTGTCGCTGTACGCCGTACAATGCTGACAACTTATTAGTCGGCATAACGCCTCCTAAAGCTCTATGTCAATTGGGGATAACCCCCATATGACTCAACGAGTTCCCAGAGACAGGAATGTCCTTGGGTAAGGTGAACTCCGCGATAAGCTGACCCGACGTCTCTCTAATAGATACATAGAGAGCATCAACACCTAGATCAACGACGAGAACGCTAACACCGGATCTTTTCCATATACAATCGGAAAAGAGGGTGAAGGCTTCGAAATTGATCATGTAGTTGAGTTCTTGGGCCATATTCTTTCCTTTGTTAAGAAAGTGCCGAGATCAGAAGCTGATCTGAGGCGTCTTCGCGAAGGTCTTCGCGGCAGCGGTTGTTAACCACGTACCGATATCGTTGAGAAGAGCGTCAACATCGGCAGACGCATAGCCTACGGGGACTGCAATACTCACGGTAACGCTCCCATCCCCTGTTGGGGTGAGAGCGCTCGTAAGTGCAAGCGTCCTCGTCAGCTTTGCCTCGGTTCGGCTTAGACCGGAGAAACTGGTGGTTGGCTTGGGAGCCAATCTGCTCAGTTTCATATCGTCCTTCACGGAAACCGTTTTATTGGCTCCGTTATAAGAGACCTGATTCTTTTCAAAGGAATCAGCGGTGTAAGTTTTCGCGTTGACGGTTAAGGACATCGGGATAATCCCTAGTGTGAAACATTACGGTAATCGGATGATCACCGCTTTTGGAGCAAACCATCGAAGAGATTATGAGCCAATGCAAAGGCATCAAGTTCTCTAGTCGCGCGGTCGAAGCCAAAATCGCTTCGAATCACAAGACCGGGCTTTCCGCCCATCGATGATCTCGTCTTCACAATTGACTTGGCGTGTAATACGCCTGTACAATTGCGAACCTGTTGGTGTCCGTTGGCAATACCTATCGCGTTCAAATTAGTACTGACCGCGGTGTATGTAGTGCCACGTTGCCTAAGGGTCGATAAAGACGACGATAGTTGTTTAAAACCAAGAGCAGGAGCCAATGCGTTCAGAAAATCGCCCACATTGGCAAACCAATCGGATACGAACGAGTATGGGATAAATTCCCATGGAAGGGTGATCAACCCTTTCGATGTAAACCCCACATTATTTGCAAGTGAGGAAACATGCTCGTCGAGACTGACGCAGCGCACGCTGAAGACATCAAAGGTTTGTACATTGATGCCTACTTTGTGCACTTCCCAGTCACCGACAACTATCCTATTGGACTCACGGTGAAGTTCTCCGGAAGCCCTTGAGGAAGTTCTTCGTTTACCGACTGACTTGCTCAAACCTTCGATGATTCCCGAAATGTCACGCACGAGAGGAAGAACCCCGTAACGGTACATCAACCATGCGTCGGAAGCAGATTTCGCCGCTTTCGATAAAGCACTTCTCCTCGGGTCAGTTAAGACCCTTAAGAGAGACCTTATCGGGTGCCGAAGCATGGAAAATGTTTGACGGTATTCGGCAACGCTTTCGAATAAATTCGAATCAGCGGTACCGCGTTTCGCCAAACACTTCGTGGTTACTTCTGTGATCAGATCGTCCCTCTCACTATTTGTGAGAAGGCTTTCTGGAAGTTGCACTCCATGGGGAACAGTCGTTAGACCAGCGGCTCTCATATACTCGTACAGCCAAAATCCTTCTTCCCTATGTCCTCTGGGAGGTAAGAATTGAGGCAACAAGGTTTGAGGGCCATTCCCAATGTCGTGAACCTCGACAAGCCTAGTTTCTGAGTGAAGTGGATTCGTGGGGATTATCTCCCCACTTGTCAACCGTCTCTTGAAATTAGGTGTTTTCGTGTCAGCCATCGTGGAGCTACTTCCGATCTCGGGCATGTAACCACCTAGAACCCCCACCCACGTATTAGCGGGAGGGAATCCAGGGTAATTCATTACGTCGAGAGAGGATAATAGCGAAGAGGTTGTAAACCCCCCACGGGAGCGGATACGCGTCGTCATAGAAGCACCTTCGAAGGTAGTTTAGTGTAACCTACACACAGAAAGAGAATCAACCAGCCATGCCAAATATCGCTGTAATACTTAGGGTACTCGCAACAATAGCAGACATCGCACTTCAAGTCTATTACCAGCATAAAGCCGGGGATAGACGTCGCCTTCCTCTTTCAGAAGGACGAGTGCTAAAACTGTCTACTACCAAAGCGAGTAAGAAGCCCCTAGCCTAGTACTTGAAGACACAACAAATCAAGTACGGGTTAAGAACTCTTCTCGATATTTGTAAAACGGATCTACCCGAAATCAAGTCAGTAAACGCCAGGACCCATACCCAGTTATAGAGTACTTAACTATAATGGGATCTATAAGCAAGATATGGACCTGGCAAACTTGATTTTTGGAATCCGTCTACATGGTCAGAGGGAGGGGCAAAAGCCCC